CAAAGCCTCCACTCGTATGCTGAATGTACGCAAAGCGGAAAAAGTAGGATATGATTCATGGCTTCGTAACAATCAAATAACGTATTTTCGAAAAGTTGGCTATAGTTTCTCCGCTGCTCTGCGGGAACTATATCGCCCGAAATTTGATAGTTACATGGGGTGGTTTGAAGAACTGGAACAACACTATGCAGACCCACACAAGAATCGGGAACTGCGAATTCATGCACACGACACAATTATGCAAGAAGGTATTTTTCTTCGAGAGCACTTTGTAACTCAACAACAGTGGAGTTTCAAGACGAAGGAGAATGCAAAAATGAATAAACATGGAAGAATCTATGTGTCTCTTGGTCCTGAGTCAAGTCTTCAAGGCTTTCGACTCATGACGTATATCAAGAAGGCACAAGAGACGAAAATCCATATTCATGGTGGTACAATCCAGTTCATCAATGGACCACGACGATCACATCTGCGAAGAGCTTTCTCTTTACTTCGATCCCCCCCACGACGTTTCTACTGTGCAATTTTCAGCGATGACAGTTGCCTATCGGTGAATACGCCACAAGGAGTGAAGAAGTACAACTTGGATCTCTCTGGGTGTGACGCCTCACACGGACCACTCATGTTCGAGGCTTTTGCTCAAATATTCCCTGAAGATCTCCAGGATGAGGTTCGAAGACTTTTCAAACAAGCCATGGCCAATTGCCACATTCGAGCCGCTTCAGATGCCACCCTCAAGGTAATCTGGAAAGTCCTTTGCCTATACCTCCCAAGTGGTATAGTTTGCACCACAGCACTCAACACTTTCGCCGTGGCCCTACTCGTTGCACTCATCATGAGCAGGGAATTTAAAGGAGAAAACTCCATCATCTTTGGAGCTGAACAACTTGGGTACATTATGACTATTGAAGAATGTGAAATTGATGAAGACATTCAATTCCTTAAGCACTCACCAGCAGTTGACATCACAGGGCGATATCAGCCACTCTTGAATCCAGGAGTGATTATTCGTTCCAGTGGAACTGTCTGGGGTGATCTTGATGGTAGTGGAAGCCTTCAGGAAAGAGCCGATGCTTTTCAGCACGCCTTCCTGCAAGGTATGGCCACATATGTTTCATATCCATTAGTTGATAATATGAAGAAATCTGTCGAGAATGCTGGTCACAGTAAGTTAAAGAAACAATATGACAGACAGAATCCCTATGCCAAAGTAGTGGATGACGAGAAGACAATTCTCACTTTCACTAGTGATTCAATCTTCAAGAGGTATCGACTATCTTATGTTGAAATGGAGATAGTTGATGAGGAGTTTGGCAATCTTGGGTTTGGTGAACACATGGGACACCCAGCCTTATCCAAGATACTCCTCAAGGATTATGGATTGGAGTGCATCTGAGTGTGTGAGGACACTCAAGAATTCCACCATTCTCCACCTCCCC